AGGTTTGGAATATTATCTAAATCTGGACCTGATGCGAAGAAGATGTTTACGGACAAGGTGGTACCAATATCGGTTAATTACCCCTTCTTTTTTAAACCAATTCAGGACGGTATGGACCGCCCAAAGACAGAGCTTGCGTACAGAGTACCCGCGACGAAATACACCCGTAAGAAGCTCGAGAACAACGAGACGCTTAGAGAACTCGACGGGCTCGACACTACGATCGACTGGAAGAATACAGGTGACAACTCGTACGACGGTGAGAAACTCAAACTACTCGTCCACGATGAGAGCGGTAAATGGGAGCGCCCGACGAACATCCTCAACAACTGGAGGGTTACGAAAACCTGCTTACGATTAGGTAGTAGAGTTATAGGTAAATGTATGATGGGTTCAACAAGCAACTCATTAGATAAAGGTGGGGACAATTTTAAAAAACTATACAATGATTCAGACGTCACACAACGAAACGCAAATGGACAAACTCGCTCTGGATTATATAGCTTGTTTATACCTATGGAGTGGAATTACGAAGGATACATTGATTCTTATGGATTACCTGTCTTCGATACGCCATCAAAACCGGTTGAAGGACCTCAGAGTGAAATAATAGATTTAGGTGTAATAGAATATTGGAACAATGAAGTAGATGGTCTTAAAAAAGATCAAGATGCTTTAAATGAATTTTATAGACAATTTCCAAGAACTACTAAGCATGCTTTTAGAGATGAATCAAAAGAATCTTTATTTAATCTAACTAAAATTTATGAACAAATAGATTTTAATGAAGATCTTAAAAACTCAATAAGCGTAACTAAAGGATCTTTTCAATGGCAAGATGCTAAGCAAGATACTAATGTTATATTTGTTCCAAACAACGACGGTAGGTTTTTAATAACTTGGGTTCCACCTAGTCATTTGCAAAATAAAAAGTATAGTAAAAATGGTATAAATCACCCTGGCAATGCATATATGGGAGCTTTTGGTTGTGATCCATATGATATATCAGGTACAGTAGATAAAAGAGGTTCTAAAGGATCTTTACATGGTCTTACTAAATTCTCTATGGAAGACGTGCCTCCTAATCATTTCTTCTTAGAATATATAGCTAGACCACAAACAGCTGAAATATTTTTTGAAGATGTTCTTATGGCTTGTGTGTTTTACGGTATGCCAATACTTATAGAAAATAATAAACCAAGAATATTGTATTATTTTAAAAGAAGAGGTTATAGAGGTTTTGCAATGAATAGACCCGATAAAAAATATAACAAATTGTCTGTGACAGAAAGGGAAATTGGAGGTATTCCAAATTCTAGTGAAGATATAAAACAAGCTCACGCATCAGCTATAGAAACATATATAGAGCATTTTGTTGGATTAAAAGAAACAGGTTACGGTGATGTTTATTTTCAAAGAACATTAGAAGACTGGGCTAAGTTTAATATAAATAATAGAACTAAGCACGATGCTTCTATTAGTTCTGGACTTGCTCTTATGGCTTGTAATAAGCATAGATATTCTCCAGTAAATAAAAAAATTATAAAACCTGTAGATTTAGGTATAAAAAGATACGACAACAGGGGAACTACATCAAAAATAATAAGTTAAATGAATATATATACTAATTCAAATAGCGCTTTTCCAAGCCAAGTAGTTAGCAATGCTGAAAAGGCTAGCGCGGAATACGGCAGTCAAGTCGCTATGGCTATTGAATATGAGTGGTTCAAATCAGGTAGAATGAACGGCAACGCTTATTTGACTAATTGGAATAATTTTAATACATTAAGATTATATGCTAGAGGTGAGCAACCTGTTCAAAAATATAAAGATGAATTGTCTATTAATGGCGATTTGTCTTATCTTAATTTAGACTGGAAACCAGTACCTATTTTGTCTAAGTTTATAGATATTGTTGTTAACGGTATATCAGAGCGTCATTATGATGTTAAAGCTTATGCTCAAGATCCTGAATCTATAAAGAAAAGAACTGAGTATGCTTCTAAAATATACGAAGACATGCTAGCTCAGGATTATTTAGATAATTTACAAAATACTTTAGGAATAAACTTATATCAAACTTTAAATCCTGAATTATTGCCAGAAAATGAAGAAGAATTAGAACTTCACATGCAACTTTCGTATAAGCAAAGTATTGAAATAGCAGAAGAAGAGGCTATATCTTCTATAATGGCTCAAAACAAATACGAATTAGTAAAAAGAAGATTAAACATGGATTTAGCTGTTTGTGGTATTGCAGCGGCTAAGACTAGTTTTAATACAGCTAATGGCGTTACTGTCGACTACGTTGATCCAGCTTATATGGTTTACTCGTATACAGAAGATCCTAATTTTGAAGATATTTATTACGTTGGAGAAATAAAATCTATAACAATACCAGAGCTTAAAAAAGAATTTCCAAATATATCTAAAGAAGAATTAGAGCGTATACAAAAAATGCCTGGCAACAGACAATATGTAACTGGTTGGGGTGGTTATGACGAAAACACTGTTCAGGTTTTATATTTTGATTACAAAACATATCATAATCAAGTTTTTAAAATAAAGCAAACAGATCAAGGTTTAATGAAGGCTATTGAAAAGCCAGATACATTTGATCCACCAGAAAACGATAACTTTGAAAAAGTATCTAGATCTATTGAGGTTTTATACCATGGCGCTAAAGTTCTAGGAACAGATACAATGCTTAAGTGGGAGTTGGCAGAGAATATGTCAAGACCTTATGCAGACACTACTAAAGTTAAAATGAATTATGCTATTTGTGCGCCACGGATGTACAAAGGTAGAATAGAAAGTTTAGTTAGTAAGTGTATTGGTTTTGCTGACATGATTCAAATAACTCACTTGAAGTTACAGCAGGTGATGTCAAGAATAGTGCCAGATGGTGTTTATTTAGACATGGACGGTTTAGCAGAGGTTGATTTAGGCAATGGAACAAACTACAATCCAGCCGAAGCACTTAATATGTATTTCCAAACTGGTTCTATTGTTGGTAGATCATTAACACAAGAAGGGGATATGAATCCTGGAAAAGTGCCAATTCAAGAATTAAATTCTAGCTCTGGTCAAGGTAAAATACAAAGTCTTATAAATACATACCAGTATTACTTGCAAATGATACGTGACGTAACGGGTCTTAATGAAGCTAGAGATGGTAGTACACCAGACAAAAGCACTTTAGTAGGTTTACAAAAAATGGCCGCTAACGCGTCTAATGTTGCTACTAGACATATTAAGCAGTCATCATCTTATTTAACTCTTAGAGTAGCTGAAAACATAGCTCTTAAATTAGCTGATGCTTTGCAGTTTCCTTTAACAGCAGAATCATTAACAAATTCTATTAGCACCTACAATGTTAACACGTTAAAAGAAGTTGCTAATTTAAATCTACATGACTTTGGTATTTTCTTAGAGTTAGAACCAGATGATGAAGAAAAAGCTCAACTAGAACAAAATATTCAAGTAGCTCTACAAAGTGGAGGTATTGATCTCGAAGACGCTATAGATTTAAGACAGATTAAAAATCTTAAATTAGCAAATCAACTTCTTAAAGTTAAGCGTAAAGCTAAAGCTAGGCTAGATCAAGAAAATGCTCAAGCTAACATTAGAGCTCAAGCAGAATCTCAAGCTGATGCTAATGAGAAAATTGCAATGAATGAAGTTCAAAAGCAAGAAGCAATTAGCGGTTCTAAAGTTCAATACGAGCAGTCTAGAACACAAATGGAGATTCAAAAAATGCAAATACAAGCACAGCTTGATCAACAAAAAATGCAAATGCAGCATCAGTTTGACATGGAATTAGCTAAACTTCAATCACAAGTTAAAACACAAGGTGATCAACAGAGAGAAGGTGCAAAAGACAAGCGTATAAAAATGGAAGGTACGCAGCAAAGTCAAATGATAAATCAAAGAAAACAAGATTTACCACCAATAAATTTTGAAGAACAAGATGCAGCGGGTATAATGCCGTCGCTGTAAATCTATATTAATTATTTAATTATATTATATTATGTCAGAAGTAAAAACAAATGAAACTGTTAAACAGGAAGGTGAATTCAAATTAAAAACAAAAAAGAAAACACCTAAGAAATTAACAGAAACAAAAAATAACATTACAAAAGTAAATGTTAATCCAAAAGAACCTTTAGTAGAATTAGAAAATAATGTAACTAAGGTTGAAATTAAAAAAGAAGACGATGCCATTCAAATCGGAGAAACAGAGAAGGTATCTGTGGAAAAACCATCCGGAGATAGCGCAGAGATGGGAGAACCTATACAAGAGTCCAACGAGGATGTTGAAGGGTTTTCTCCGATCCAAGAAGTAACAGAAGCTGAAGTTAAACAGGTTGAAGCTGAAGTTAAAGAGGCTATAAGAGATGAAAAAGTATTAGGCAAACCATTGCCAGAAAATATTGAAAAACTAGTTGCTTTCATGGAAGAAACTGGTGGAACAATAGAAGACTATACGCGGTTAAATGCTGATTATAGCAATACAGATGATAAAACTCTTATTAAAGAGTATTATAAAAAAAATAAACCTTATTTAGATTCTGAAGATTTAGATCTTCTTTTAGAAGATTTTGACTACGATGAAGACATAGATGAGGAGAGAGATATACGCAAAAAAAAGCTTGCGTTTAAAGAAGAAGTTGCAAAAGCCAAAAACTTTTTAGAAGAAACAAAGAGTAAGTATTACGACGAGATCAAGTTGAGACCGGGCGTTACTCAGGAACAACAAAAAGCTATGGATTTTTTCAATAGATATAACAAGCAGCAAGAACAAGCTGAGCAACAACATGAAGCGTTTAAAAATAATACAAAAAAACTTTTTAGCGATGATTTCAAAGGTTTTGATATCACAGTCGGTGAAAAGAAATATAAGTATAATATTCAAAACAAAGATAAAGTTGCAGAAAACCAATCAAATATAACAAACCTCGTTGGGAAGTTCCTAGACGAAAATGGTGACGTTGTAGATCATACTGGTTATCATAAAGCTATCTATGCTGCTGACAACGTAGATAAAATTGCCGCTCATTTTTATGAGCAAGGAAAAGCAGACGCTGTAAAAGAAGTTGTAAACAAATCAAAAAACCTGAGTGACACTAAAGCTAGAACTACTCAAGGTGATGTGTTTATTGGCGGGCTTAAAGTTAAAGCTATTTCAGGCGCTGACTCTACAAAGCTAAAAATAAAAACAAGAAAATTTAACTAAAAAAATTAAACAATTATGAGTTTAACTCCTCAATTTGGTAGTTTAATCCCTTCGCAAACGCAAGAGATTTTAAACAGTAACTACCTACAATTTAACGCTGGTGGTCCTGCTGGACCTGGTAATGGTGGCGATTCGTTTGCACAACAGTACCTACCAGAAATTTATGAACAAGAAGTAGAGCGTTATGGAAACAGAACGTTATCTGGATTCTTAAGAATGGTTGGCGCTGAAATGCCAATGACATCTGA